CATAAAATGATTGTGCTAATGGATCCGTTATTTTCATTTTTTATATTTCTAAAGTTGGAACTGCAATTATTAAATCGTCGTATATTATTTAGTTTTTATCTCCTCTTATTTTTCTTATCATTATTTCTGTCTTTATTATTTGAGTTATTACCGCTGTTATTGTTACCGCCGCCGCCAGAGTTTCCTCCGCCGCCGCCAGAGTTTCCTCCGCCTCCACTGGATCGATTTTGATTTTGTGTATTTTTATTAGCTCCTCCTTGATTATTATTATTATTTGAGTTTGGTTTTTTTATTAATGCATTTCCAACTGTGATATTTGCACCAGAAGGACCATATGTACTACTACGTTTTATTGTATATCCTTGCTGTCTGTTAAGCTTTACCGCCTCAATAACATTAGAATTTGGATTTAAATTTGATATTGCATTTATAATCCCAAATCCAGAATTTGCAGTAGATATTTGACCTTTTGGACGAGATGTGATGTCAAGATCATTGTATCCTTTTTTAGTAATTGGGAAAAGTCCATTAGCAAGACCAGATGTTGCCCTATCATTTGAAGTTACTTTAAGACCTGCCTGCCTCCAAAGTTTTTCTGCTTTGTCTTTACCTTGAGTTGCCACATAAAATCCAAATGCTTTCCCGTTCAATAAATTGACAGGAACTGATGTTCCAGGTGTTAAACCGAGTTTATTTGTTGTTGATCCACCGTTAGCATTGATAAATCCAACAGAAGTTTTAGGTTTAGGTTTCTTCGTTCTACCACCACCAGTAGGAGTCTCACCTGGAGTTCCCCCAGTATCAGTAGGACCAGTCCCAGGGGTCTCTTCATTACCATTAGGTATTTCTTCTTGAACTGGTCCTCCTCCTCCTCCTGGTGGATCTGATGCTGGTGGTTCAGGTTGTATAGGATCTTGTGGTTGTGGTAAAGGATCTCCAGGTAGAACTGGAGGTGGTGGAGGTGGAGTTCTATCAGCAATAAGAGTTTTAGTTACAACTGGAGATTGAGTTTGAGATGCACTTACATTATCAATTACAGTTTGAGTTTCTGATCTCACAGTTCTTATTGAAATTACATTCTCTTGAACTGTATCAACTCTACCATCAGATACAAATCTTTCTTCTGCTCCAGTTGTTGGTATTCCTTCTATTTGTGTATTAGACTCACTGCTAGTCAATTTGAATATTTTAGTTCCAGTTTTAAATGATGGGAATGATGGGACGTTTGGATTTGGTATCCAGAATGATCCAACTAATGTTCCCTTATCATCAGAAATCAATTTGACTTCATTTACCGTTGCTATAGCTCCACTTGTTTGTCCAACTAATTTCATTCCAGATTTAACCCATCCATGGAACGATCCTATGGCATAAGTTGATAAACTAAAAGTATCAATATTTAATATAGTAGATGTCTGAGAGTATTGGGACCCTAATGTATTCAGTCTTGTATAGGGATTAAAATTATAAGTATCAATTGGTGCATTATATGGACCATATTTGTGATTTGGCACTGCAACTCTAAATGAAATTTTTGGATTTATTGCTAAAGATGGATTAGTAGAAGATGCAAATTTATCTTCCGATGTTGCTACTGTTCCAATAACAGTCTCTCCTACAGAGAATGTTCCACTAGTCATAGTAATTTCAAGTAATTTAGGTATTACATATTCCGAAACACGTAGTCCATCAAAGAATGCATATAATCTTGTCGATGGTTTTAATCTTTTTGCTGTAAATTCAATATTTCTGGATCTCATGAACGGAGTTAATTCTGTGCTAATAACTCTATCTCCATAAGAAACTGTTTCAAAACTATCTCTCGTTATAGATCTAGTTCCAGTTCTAGTCGATGTTCCAGTTCTTGTAATAGTATCAGTTATTTCTTGATAAGTTAAGAATCCTTCATCAAATACTCTAGTTTTTGTATCTTTAGTTTGACCCGTCCATACTGTTTCCCAAGCACCCCAAATTACTGGACTAAAACCAGTTTGCTTGTCCAAATCTCCAATAGAAATTTGAGACTTAGTTTCAGTTAAGTTTCCTTGAATTTGCGTTACATTTGCTTGTATTCTGACTTGATCAACCCAAACATCTGAAGATGGATATAATTCAATTGTTCCACCATAAAATGGAGATCTATATGAAGCAACTGGTTCAACCCTAGTTGAATATGGTTGTCTTATAGCTTCAACTTCATCAAAATCTAAAGTTACTATTTGACCAGATTTTCTGATATTGTTTGCTATCAAATCATTTACTGTAGAAATATCTACATTTGGATTGACTGTAGATCCAATTCCTACCAAAGATTTAGATCCTATAATAAGATCCAATGAAGTTGTAAATGGAGCAGGTCTAATTTCTGAATTTTTTACATCTATGCTATTTTTTACATATGTTACTTTTCTTTGAGAAGTAGTTGATTTAAAATCATCAACGAAAAATCCAGATTTAAATCTATTTAAACCATTAGCATCTTGAATTTGTAAGCTTGAAGTGTCGCTCTCCAATAATGTCAATGAAGTATAATATTCTAAGTTTTTAATTCTATTCTCAAGAGTCCTTATGTCGGACATCCTATATCTTTTATGTTCCGTTAAATTAATTGTCGCATCATTAACATCGCAAAGATATGGAGGAAGAGTAATAGTTGCTACTTCTAAAGCACTATCTACAGATGTTGGAGGATTTGGAATATCTGCAGGTTCTCCCTTTCTTAATTGAAGTGTCCCTTCTTTTGTAATGAAAATCTTATCAATTCTTGGTAAATAGTAAGAAAATCCTAAAGTTATTGCTTCATCTGATGCTAAAACTTTATTAGAAGCGGAATAATTAAAGGTTCTACCAAAAAATTCAAATGGAGAATATGTAGAAGTTGTAACTTGTATATTAGATACCCTGGGTCTTATATCAATCAAATCGCTAACTCTAATTCCGTTTATGCTAGGAATATCGCAATAATCAAATTGACTATAAGAATTTACAGTTAGAATGTCTCCAACATCCGAAGATGGTATTGAAGAAGATTCTAAAATTATTTTTATTCTTCTAGTTGGAGATCTAAATTCTGGTCTTCTTACTATCTTGGAATAATCGTAAATTGTATCTTTTTGTCCATTATCGAAAATAAAATTCGATGTGATATTTCTATCTCCAGGAATAAATTCTGAAATGAACCCAGTTATTCCAGATTCTTCAAATTTAATTTGTTCTCCAATTTCGAAAGATTTTCCATTCAAGCTAGTGAAGGTTATTTGTGAGTCATTAACTCTTTCGCAATAAATTGCAATTGAATTGCTACTCTGACCTATTATTTTTTCTCCTATAAACAAATCTATAGTTTTTGATGTTGGTCCAGTCAATCCAGAAACAGTTATTCTAGGTAAAATTGGATCAGATGTCGAACTGGATTCATATATACCATAAATTTTTATTACATCAGGTCTAAGCAAACAAATTTCTTCATCTTGAACCCTAGTTCCATAAGCATAATTTCCAAAAGTAAGTCCATCATTAGATGTTTGAGTGCCTATTCCAGAATATTCATAACTTGATTTATCTACAACAATAGATTCAATTCTATTTCTTGTTTTTGATTTCGATTCTACTTTGCTATCAACTAAAGTTGCAATAAGTTTTCCACTTCCAGAAGAAGTTTGGAGACCTCTTATAGTAAGTTCTGTAGATCCATTTGAAAATACTAACCTATCTTCAGTTAGCACTTCAATTGTTCCATTAATAGATAAAGAATATCTTTCTTCATCAAATGGTAAGAAAGTTTCTCCATCACCAGCGATTATTGTTTGAGTTGAATTCGATGTAATGGTAACATCAAATTGCTTTCTTATTGTAAGTAACGATCCACTCAAATCAACTGAAGATACGTATTTTTTGGGTAAAGTTGTATATAAAGTATTGTCTGTAGATCTTTGTAATCCAGATTTTAAGATCTTAAAATCACTAATATTAATTGAACTTGCTGGTAACGCTCCAGAACATACCCCAGATACTGTAGTTACTCCAGAAATTCTCAATGAAGTTGGATTTACTTGTGTTATTACGGAATATGTAATATCCGAGAAACCTGGATTGCTATAAGAAATAATATCACCAACGGAAGCAATTTCCGCAAATTTTACTCCAGGTGCTGTTACAGTGCTAACGCCAGAAACTCCAGTAGTAATATTAGCGTAATTACCTGAATATACTGATCTTTGCTTTACGTCCGCAGTAAAAGTAAATCCAATTCCTGCAACAGAAGCATGTACGGATTTTACATTTTCCAGTCCATATTCAGTAACTGCAATGGAAACTCTTGTATTTTCAATACCATCAAATATGAATCTTTCCCCATTAGCAAATTTTCCTTTAGTATTATAAACTGTAATGGCAGGAGAGTTTGTTACATCATATCTAATGAATCCAGTTGATCCACTGGACTTACCTTTAACGTGAGTTGGTCTCGATAAAGTTATTGGTTCATTAAGTGTAATTTCTGTGTATGTTTGAATATCATACAAAGATAAATCCCATTCATTTGCGTTTGGTGTAGATGATTCGTAAGATCCACTTTCTAAAGCAAAGTCATATACTCTAGCGACTCCAATTTCTTTCCCTGAAAGTCCTAATGAAGTTCCAACTCTTGAATCTCTCAAACTTACATAATATGAAGTGGAAATACCTAAAAGTGGGTTGCCACTTACTCTATTGACGGTGAATGTTGGTCCAGTAACATAATTAACTCCTTGTGATTCTAAAGTATTAGTTTCTCTTGGTTTTTCAAAATCTATAAATGTTGGACTTATTGTTTCTACTGAGTATCCTTGAACTAATGCTTTTAGTGCAGATACTTGATAAATTCCAAGATCGTCTGCTGGAGTATTGTTATTATATGTGGTTTGTCCCTCTATGAATACACCTTCATTACCCATAAAGTCATTTAATGACTCATTTAAAGTAATAATAGGAGATCTGACATAATAATCTCCAGACTCTTCATAAGTTCTTCTAGCAAATTCTTTTGCTATTTCGCTATATCTTGGATCCCTTCTTAAGGATACTAAAATTCCTTGTCTTATTTGTAATAATTCAACAAAATCTAATGGATTATCTGCATCTAATGGAACTTTAGTTAAAAATGCACTTATTTGAAGTCTATCTGCTCCTGGAGCAGCGTAGTTTTGATATCCTTGAGCATTATCAAGCAAATCTGGATCTTCATCCGAGGTTATAACATTTTCTAGAAGTTGAAATCCAACCTTATAACTTCCAGTATTTTGATACTGATCTAATAAAATAGTATCATCATTTACATAAACAAAGTGTCCTCTCAAATAATATACACCTTCATTTATTGATACCGCAGATCCAGTTGCATTACAATTGCTTTGGTCTGTTATAGCAAATCCTTCACCTGGTCTAAGAATTATAGTAGAATCATCTAATATGTTTTCTTCTTCTAATCCAGATTCTATAATTAGAACTTCGCCATTTATGAACCCATCATACTTACTGTTAGCATAATCGGAGCTCAAGAAATTTATATAAAGAGTATTCAATCCCCTTTCAGAATTAGTATAATCTAAAACTGAATCAACTTGTGCACGTATTCCAGAGGATTGTCCTCTTATGGTTTTCCCAACCAAATATGGCAAATAACTTATGACAGGAATGCCAAGATAAACATCCTGTAGAGTAACTGCCTGATATCTATCAAGATGATTTACTTGTCCAGGTATTACAACATCACCATCTTTATAAATGGAATTTGCAAACCTTTCAATTTGATTCTGTAATGTTGATTGTAAAGAAGTTAGCTCTCTTGCCTGAATCGGCGTTCCAGGTTTAAACAAAAATCTAAAATAATTGCTTTCTGGATTGAAATCATCAAAATATGGAGAGATGTTTAAATTAGTATCCTGAGGCATAATTCTTTAGAATTGCAAAATTACTTTGATATCTTCTTTTTGATTTTTAGACCTAGTTATAGAAGGTCTATTATCCACGTATATAATTTCTCCTGAATATTTTGATACTTCAGGTTGGGATATACCACCAATAAAGGTTTGTCCAAGATAGTATGTCTTATTATTTATTACTGTAGATATACCTGTGAAGTTTGTATCTATTCCCAATACACTACTTCCTCCAAGTATATTAACTGATCCACCTGAAGTAGTTTGTGTAGTAAATCTATTCAATACAAATCCATAATCTGGATTAATTTTTTTAGTCTTATCTGTGTTAAATCCAACTAAACTTCTATCTTGCCAATATTTTAAAACACCAGTAATTTTATCATACGAAATAACTCTTCCTACTGCAGTAACTCCGACTCCTATGGTTTGACGTATCAAAGCATTTGGAGTAAATGTAGCTTGACTGTATCCAATTCCAGTAAGTTTTAATGCATATGCAGCACTAGCTTTATCCAAAGTTAATATAGAATCTCCTCCATTTGCTAATGGATTTCTTACTATACCAACTCTAGAAATTTTATTTCCAATAATAAAATCGGGATTATCGACACTATTTTCCATTCGAGCATATACCGCCACATTATATGCCCCAAGTTCTCTATAAATGTCATATCCATGCCCATCTTTAGGAGGAATTATAACATCTACAACAGCAGCAGTAGATCCAACTGGTATTCCACCTGCCCTTAAATCTAAAACAGCATGAGTGTAATCTGATCCGCCATTTGTTATAGTTACACTTTCTAATTTCGATTCACTATTAATAATTACAGTTGCCTTAGCATCAGCTCCATCTCCATAAATTGGCACATTTGTATATGATCTATTTGCCGTGCCCAGTCCAACACCTCTATTTTTAATAACTGCGACTTTTAATTGTCCGCTTGTTAAGGAATTATTTCTTACATTAAAATATTCTAAATTTGTTTCCCAATCATTTGGAACTGGAATAAAATTAGTGGATTCAAATTTTATTATGTCTGATGGTTTTATAGTATATAAGTATTTCCAAAGATAACCATCTTGACTATCTCCAGCAGATCTTGGTTCCAAATCTGTAAAATTTGGTTCATCTAAAGATGGTCTTCCATTTGGATTTTCAGGATCTGTACCATTATGAATACAAATATAAACTTTATATTCACTATTAACAATGTAGTAATTTGCAGAATATAAATTAGTTGATTTAGATGGTTGAGATAAATTTGTTCTCGATATGTCGTGTCTATACATATCATATGTGGTTCCATCTTCCCACATAACTTTTCTAACAACTGATTTAATATCACTAGACGATATTTTTTTAAGTGATATCATCGTATCCCAATAGTCATTTTCTTCATCAAATGAATCTTTTGGTGAAGGAGGGCTTGCATCCCAATCGCTTTGATAATCATCTGGATTGCTAAGCCCTACAAAAGCATAATATGAATTAGAAGACGAAGATGCAATAGAAACGAAGTTTCTAGCATTAAGAATTCTTAATTGATCAGTTATTATTGCAGACATTTTATTGGTTTTTTATTTATTTATTATCAAAGATAACCAAAATATTTCAGGGGATTTTTTCTTCTGATTATAGAAGAAGTGTCAATTCCAGAAATTCCATTTTCAGTATATTCATAGAAATTTTTTGGA